CCTGCGCCATTCAGATTAACAGGATTATTCATAACAACTGGTTGTGCCCTTAATCCTATTACTTGTACAACACTTTCAAAATCTTTTTGTGTGTTATCAGTAAAGTCTCCAGTACTGGTAATATCTATTTTTGTGAATAACGAGTAATATTCTATATTACTTGATAGCACTTCACTGCTACCCATTGCTCCACTTCTATTTGGTAAACTCATGTGTGTCTCCGTCTTTGTACTATTTATCAGGATTTCAGATTTCCAGATCAAAAAAAATCCCCACTAAGTGAGGATTCTTTTTTACCTTTTTAAGGTTATGCTAATACAAATGTTTTTGCTGTACATGAAGCACTTGCTAAGTTGATTCCGTCAACTGTTCCTAATGCTTGAATAACGTCTTCTAAGTGAACCGCTAGGGTTTCACTGTTTGAACCGTCATATGTGTCAGTGCCTTTTTCACCATCAACCATAAATGCTATTGTTTGGTTTGTGTCATACAATGCACTCATGCCTAGGATTGAAAGATTTTCATTTAAAATAGCATGTATAACTGTCTGTATTGTACTTTCAGGTCCAGTTTTTGCGTTTACGGCCGCTCCAAACGTTACTTCAAAAAACGTTGGTTTAAGACCAATAAAAAACTTTTCTTCATCTACATATACAGGATTTACTTTAGTTTGTGCCATGTTATTCTCCTATGTTACTGAATACTTAAAAGTATCCTATGCAAGTATTTATCTTTTTTAAAGTCAAAAAAAATCCCCAACTAGTGAGGATTTTTTAAATAAGTTAATTAAACTTAGAATGAGACATCACCAATAACGTGTCCTGCTAGGTCACCGTTTGCTAGGTTGTCTGCACCTTCTAATACAAAGTTTACAGTTGCCTGTGCACCTGCTGTAAAAGATCCAACTTTTAAAATTGTTAAGTTTAAGTTTTGTACTGAACTGACTAATGCATTCAATTGTGATTGTGATATATTTCCTGCTTGTTGTTGAAAACTTTTTAAGAATACATCTTTACCAAATACTTCAATTGGTGCCGCCGCTCTTCTATCTGCTTGTGCCATTTTAATTCTCCTAAATTGTTTAGCGATATTTTATCGCCGTTACATTTATTTATCTAAATTGTATAAAAAATTAGTTATAGATCTTAACTTTGAATAAAAATATTTATTTTTGTAAGTATCCTGGTTTACTGCCAAATTTAGATTGATATTTAACAGTTGTTGCGGGTAAGAGACCCATTAGACCTGTGTCAAAAGCACCTGATAAATTTGCACCTGAAACTAAACCCGAACTAGTTGCTTTTACAATTCCTTGATCTATAACAGGCAAATATTTTTTAAGATCTTGTACTAATGCTGTATCACCTTTAATTTGAACATATTGGTTTCCATAAAACTTATCACTGTACTCTCTTTTTGTTTTTTCTGATTGTTTATTAGGTTCTTGTACTTTAATTTTACCGTCTGCTTCTGCTTGTTTAATTTTAGCAACTTTTTTCTTCATTTCATTACGAGCCTGTGTTTCAGCCGCCTGTTGAGCAGAATCCACAGATGCATGCCTAGGATCGTTTCTAGTTTTCATAAACGATTGAGCAACTTGTCTGTCATATGGATCACTAGAAGAAATAAGTCCCTGATAAACCATATCGGCTTCTTTTTGGTCTAATTCTTCCTTTAATATTATTTCATTAATTTTCATGATTGCCTTTGTCTTCCTCCGGCCCAATATCCTGCTATTGCGCCGATGCCTGTACCTGCTCTCTTATATTTATCTACATCTTTGCCAAATTTTTGTGCTATCTTTTTACCTGCATATCTTCCTGCTACTGCACCTGCTACTGCACCTGCAACTTTTCTGCTAGTGCTAGGCTTCTTTTTATATTTGCTAATTACATCATAACTTCTGTATTTAGTCATTGTTTGTAATGGTGCCATCATTTCGCTACCTAAACCTATACGCCTAAATTCTTGTATAATTTTTGATGTAACATATTGCTTAGATCTAAATTTAGTACTTTGCCAATCTGTTGCAAATCTTCTCCAGGATTTGTATCTGGCATCTTTTATTTTAAGTTGATTTTCCAAACTAATAAAAAATGATACTGGTCCATCAACAATAGCACCTCTGCCTATTTTATTAAAAAAGTTCCAATGTCTCCTATTTGTTAATTTGATTCCTTTTAAAAAATTTGTACTGTTTATATGATCTTTAAGTATTATATTGTCGTTGTCTGGATTATCAATTACATATCCCAACAAATATAGGTCTGTTGCATGTGTTCTAAATAAAGAATAAGGACCGTATTGAGTAGTACGTTTTGCGTATGCTCTTGCAAAATCAGATTGCTTACTATCCTTTTCCATTATGTATATTGCTAAACTGGTTAAGTAAAATAAATCTGCAACATTACGGCCAGTTAAGTTTTTGTAATTACGAGAAGTTCTAAAAAGTCTGCCTTCTGTGATTTCATTATCTAAAAAGTCTAATTCCATTATTCTCCAGGCCTCCCTGAACCAAAGTTTAATCTACTAAACTCTAATCTGTCAATAATTTTTAAAGCATTTCCTGTTCTGTCTACTGCAACAAATCCTTCCTCTGCTGTTACCTCAAATCCGTTTTCTGTTTCTTTAAATGTAGGCATTTGTCTTATAGTTTCTAATTTTTGCACTATTAAATTTTTTGCACCAATAAGTTTAGTATATAAGTCATATACACCTACAATACTGTTTACATGTTCTTTTAAAAATTTTACACCTTCTACTAAAATTTTCCTATATTCTTCTTGTTTTTTTTCTGTTTTGTATCCTTCAATCTTTTTTTCCATACGAGCAATATAACTTTGTGTAAACTCACTTGCAAATTTGGCAGGCTCTTGCTCAATATATCCTTGTCTGATATTACTGTTTACATGTGCTTTTAGATATTGTATAAAATCTTTACCAATTACATCTGAACCTTTGCCTATCCAGTCAAACATTGGCTTACCTATTTTTGTTAGATAACTATTAGCATCAGTAATTGCTTTAATTAAATCAACACTTTCCTGTTCTGTAAGTGTTACAGTACCACTAAGGTCCTTTATAGTAGCATCTCTAAACCAAACATCAGGATTTTTATTTAATTCATTACTATTATATCCAAACTTTGCTGAGGTGTCTGCTAGTGTAGGTCCTCCTACATATTCAGTATGAAAAACTATACCCATTTCTGCTTGTTGTATTTGCTTTGCTAATTCGCTGTCTTGAGGTACAGCATATATAATTGTATTTGGTTTAAAATAAACAACCTTATCTCCATCTATTGTGCCTGTTTGGACTGTGTCTTTTTTAAAAAGCATATCGCCTTGCACAACTGTATCTATGTTTAACTTGGATAAATTTTGTAATGCTACTTTTAGTATTTCCTGTAAACCAGGATCAGGATGATTTTGTAATATGTCTTTATCTGTAAAATTTAATTTGGGTCTTTGTGCAAATACACCTTTTGTACCTACAAAAAACTTTCCAGATTCAGGATCTCTGCCACACACTATTGCTGGAGCACCGTCCCATTTTGTTGTCATAGATATTTTTGTTTTACTACTGCCTTCCAGCATTTCATGTAAACTGTGAAGATAATCCACTGCTTCTTTGGCTCCATCATATCCTTTATTAAAAATATGATCTTCCAAATGTTCTAAATGGGTATTTTTATTTTCTGCTTCTAGTATAATTTGTGTTACTAGAGGTTTTGTAACATCTAAAAATTTCATTTTGTATCAACAGAACCATCTTGTAGCATTTGTATATATTTTTGCATTAATTCTTTTGGATTAATTTTTTGACCCTTGTACTCATCTAATAAAGGACTTAATCCTAACTTGTCTAGGGCATCCTTTTGTTGTACTGTCATTAAACTTTCTCTACTAATGTTAAATCCATTTCCATCATTGTCTTTAGTTTTAAGCCAAATAAGATCTTCTTGCCCTGGCTCGAAACCTACTGTTGCTCCTGGCTTTCCTTCTTTATTTCTGATAGGTCCTATTACTCTGCCAGTAATCATTTGTCCTTGTTTACTAGTATTTTTTCCAGCAAAGAAGTAGACATTTTCTCCAGTTGTAAAGTCTCTGTTAACAGAACTTAATGTTTCTAATTCCTTTAAATATTTTTCTAGTTGGTTATCATCTGCCAAAATTGTTGATAATGGGTTTTTTAATTCAGTATCTGGTGAGGGAAGAAGTTTAATTTCGTTATCTATTTCTTTAGTAAATTTTGTTACAGCATCTGGATTATACTTCCTTAATTTTTCTCCTCTTATAAGAAAAATACCAAATCTATTTAAAATATCTTTTCTTTGAGCATTACTCCATTTTGAACCAGATAATTCTTTATATGCATTACTAAGTTTTAGTATATCCTCTTTAGTTGCACCATCAACAACATTTGATTTTTTTCCAAGATAGGCTAAATTATAGTCTGCTTTTATAATATATTCTGGTAAACTAAATTTATGTATTTTCGTGAATTCTTCTCTATATTTTTGTGTTCGTGGGTCCATATTGGTTAAAGGTTCGAATTCATTAGTACCTTGTATCCTGCCTAAAGGAGGCATAGTATGTTGATCAGTGTCTTGTACAATAACCAAATTATAATTGTTATCCAATAGTGATACTATGTTTACACCTCTAAACTTGCCACGATCTACACCAGATTCTAATTTATATAAAGCAAGATCTCCTTCTTTAAAATTAGGTGTAACAAAAAATTTTATTTTATCTTGAAGCCTGTAAATATTGTCACCATATGCATCAAAAGTTTTTCTATCTTTTACTCTTCGATTATTAACAGAAGTTAATGGATCATCATCATTCACCATTAATGGTGCAGGATCTTTACCATAAGTTTTTTTATAATCTGCCGCTATTTCATCTAGTAGTTTTTTTATTGTAACAAAATCTGGATAAAGTTCTTTTACAGTTACAAGGTTTCCTTTTTCATCTTTTACTTTATTACCTTTATCTATATTTCTTATCATAGATTTTTGTAATACATTTACAAAAGAGTCAACATTTGTTTTATCAAATAGTTTGCCTTCGGGATCTTCATAATTGTAGGTGCCAAATTTATCTGCTAATATCTTAAAACCTTTTTTGTTATTTCTAAAATCTGCTACCACTTTATTTAGATCATAAGTTGTTTTCATATATGATCCAGCAACATCACCAATTACTCCAAATAATTTTCCCATTGCATTTAATTTTGGATTTAATTGGAATCTCATACCCTTTTTTGTATATGATCTAAGTTTAAAAGGATTACTTAAAATGTCAAATATTTTTAATTGTTCTGGTGGTTCTAAAAGATCTACACCATTACTTTGTTTACCTTTTATATTCATTAAAATATCATGTTCTGGAGAACCTACGGTTATTTTGCCACTAAATTCTGACTCCCAATGTCCTTCTGGTGGAGTTCCTTTGTACATAAAAACTATACTTTTACCTGTGTCAGGATCTTTAAATCCTGGGATCTGTGCTTTATCTCCGTCTTTTAATGGCGTTGCAGTTACTCTAGCACGATCATTTAAAATTCTTTTTTCGTTTTCTTCCCTATGCTTTTCTAAACTTTCTAAACTTCTATTACCTTTTTCATCAAAACCAGAAAAAAGCATCAATTTTTTATGTAAAAGAGCGAATTCCTCTTGTTTTATTCTAGATAATTTGCCATCACCTTTAAGCCTAAACCAATGACCATCAGTGCCCGCCCTAGTTTGTCCACCATCTGCTTTACACCATGCTTTTAATTCTTTTGCTCTTACTTTTGCAGTATTTAAGGGATATTCTTTTAAATTTATTACTTCTACTTCATCTTCGTTCCTAATAACTTCTGTTTCATCTGGGAAAAGAGTTCTATAAAAGTTAATGATATTTGGATTACTGATTGAAAAATCTTTCGTACCACCAATATAAACATGCCAATTACCTGGCTGATCTAAAATGCCTTGGGAATCATATCCAACATGATAGTACTGCGAAACATTTTGATCAAGTTCTGCTTGGTCTGGATCTGTGTACCCTAGAAAATACCTTGATGGTATAGATTCTAAAGTTAATAGACTTGACAATATAGCATTTGGTTCTGCTTTTTCTAATGCAGGTGGAATACCTTTCCTCCGCATGTCATCTGCGGGAGTTTCCATTATAATAGGTTTTACAAAATCATCAAGTAACATCTTTCTGTTCTCTCTGGGACTCTTTAATAATTTTAGTAATACCTCTGGAGAACTTTCTAACATCTTTACCTTTGATACTGTTTACCAATCTGTTAGTTAAGTCTTTTGCTGTTTTCTCATCGTAATGAGTTTCTATTTGCTCTATTAAATTTATAGCACTATTGATAACATGCTCGCCTCTATTAGAGACCACATGATTTCTATCTCTGTCAACAGAAATTTGATTCAATTCCTCTAATATACTACGGGTTTTTTTCACATCATCTCCAGAAAATATTATCTATAATGCTATTTATCATTATAAGTCAGTTTTCTTCAAGAACTCTCGCATGTTCATTGTTTGCTCTATAGTGCTTGTCTGTTCTGGTTCCTCTGTTTTTATGGAGTTACTGCGTTTAAGTTGATCTACTAAATTATTTGTTGTAACTGTCATTGCATCATCTTCATCTTCGCCAAGATCTTCTATCCTTAATGTGTCAGGATCAAAACTTAGATCTACTTTTGTGCCTACACCACTACTGCTTCTAGTTTTCATAAACTGTATCTGATACCTGCCTTTTTCTCGCATAGCATTACTTGTAAATATACCTACAACATTATCTGCTGTTTGTACTTTACTAATACCACCTGCTATATGATGATGATCAAACTCTATTTCCTCTACAGCACCTCTGTTTAACTGCGAAGCAGTAACAAATAATAAGTCTCTTTCCATTGCTAGATTACGCAACTCCTCAGATACATACTTGTCTTTAATAAACAAATCACTGCCACTTACTTTTGCACTAATAGGCATCATTAAATCCAGATAGTCAACAAGTAAACAATCTACTTTTTCACCACATGCTATTTCATATTCACGTAAAAATGTTCTTATGTCATTTACATTAACACCATTAGGCATTGCTTTTACTCTAAACTTACCAGCACCTTTTCCTTTCATACGCACTTTTAAGTCCACGTCGTCCATGTTTTTCATTATTTCTTTTGTGCCAAATCCACTTACCATTGCATCAAGACGCATACTAATCAGTTGTTCACTTAACTCTAAACTGATGTAAACAACATTCATACCTGCTAGTGCCCAATTAACTGCAAAGTTTTGTAAAAATAAACTTTTACCTGCACCAGATCCACCAGCAAAAATAGTCATTTCGCCTCTGTTTAGTCCGCCATAAAGTTTTTGATCTATGCCTTTCCAACCTGTGCTAACTGCACCAGACTGATCTTTAATCCATTGTAATCTTTCCTTAGGATTTTCAAAATAATCTAAACCTAAGTCTTTTACTAGACCTACCTGACTCGCATCTTTGATTTTATTTTCCACAGTACCATAATCTTGATTCTCTAATAAGTCTGTGCTTTCTATTATGGCTTTTTCTAATGCTTTATGTCTACAAAATGTCTCAAATTCATTCATAAACCACTCATGATGATCTGGAGTTACATTTGGAATAGGTTCTAAAGTTACACCTGCAACAGCACTTACCTGTTCTGGTGTGGGGATAGCATTATGTTTTGTACTATGGCTTACAAATAACTCTACTGCTTTCCTATATTTTAAATTAAAATACTCAGGTTTTACAATGTTCTGACACCTTGCAAATAAATCCTGATCACTTAATAAAAATCTTAAAAATAATTCTTGTGTTTCTTCTGTGTATGTTTTTATATCTGCCATCTTTTTTCTATCTCATTAATTATATATCTTGATACCAAACTGTGTCCTATTTCGTTTGGATGTGGATCACTTTGATGAATTATATGTTCTCTAGCAATATTTGATATAGGCAAAATTAAATTACTAGTGTCAAATACTGGAAAATCTAATCCATTAAAAGGCTGATCATCTCTACCAGAGTATTCAAAAACATTTGGCATAGATTTATTACTCATACCTGTAATTAAATACTTTATATTTCTGTGTTTGCATAATTCTATAAATGTGTTTAGCATATTATAAAGTTCAAATATTCCCTCTTCTTCTGTTCTTGTAAGAAAAACTGTGGGCATAATTAGTCTTATAAAAAAATCCTCTACCTCTTTTACAATATCTGGTGTTTCTTGTAACACTCTGTCCTCAGTAAAATGCATGTCTTTAATTATTCCTATCCATGCACCATACTTTTCATAAAAAAGTTCGAATCTTTCAGGATCAGTAATTTGTATAACCAATATCCAATCGTCTAAATTATCTGTTTTATTAATAAAATCTGTTGTTTGCCTAAATACTCTGTGATTACTTCCGCCTTCAACTGCTTCATTTACTATTGTGTCGAAATAATTAAAAGTACCATATTGACCTTTTCTACAAAAAGATGTCCAATTTACACAATCAGGCTTACCAATTTTTTTACTATCAAAAAGCGATTGATCAATTATTGTACCTGCTGTAAAACTACAACCATTTGTATATAAATTCATTTAATGTCCATGATCTATGTGTACTCCAAACCAAACACCTAAAAAGAAAACTATAGGTCCTAAAATTAACAAATCAACTGCCCAATGTAATGCAATAGAAAGAGTTACAATTTCTTTCCAATGTAACTTACATACATTTTTCCAGTGATTTAACTTTTGTTTCATATCATTTTTGCCTTTACTTGGGCCTTTAATTTATTATCTGTAGCATGTTTTATTATACTTGCCACAGTAGCCAGTCTTCCATATTTTAATACTGCCTCATCGGCATCTTTTACATCTTTACTCCAAGGAGGAAATCCTACTTCCCAACCTAACTCTAATGCCTGCTCAATTAATTCTTTACCTGCACTATCTCTATCTGGGCATAGTATAACACGTTTTCCTAATTTTTCAATTAAGTGTGCCTGCTCTGGAGTAACACTATTACCCTGTATGCTTACACCATCAAGTTGTATAGCATCAAACACACCTTCTGTTACAATAACTATTTCACGTTTACTGTCTGCAAATCTGTCAATATTAAAAACATATCCAGGTTGTATTTTATGTAAATACTTTGGAGTTTGTTTATTGGGAGGATTTACATGTCTTGCTGTCCAACCTACTAATTCATTATTGTAAGTAAAGGGGACAACCAATCTCTGCTTATATAAACTTTCATCAAAGTATAGCAGTGGATATAGACCAAGTAGTCCCCTTTGTATTGCGTATTGTTTAACATTATGTGTATCTGGTAAGTCTTCTACTGCTACGGCTGTTTCTGGCAGTTTCTCCGTGTTGAATTTTTGTAAGTTGTATATGTAATCACTTACTTCCTCTTGCTCCAAAATATCATTATATTTTAGTAATTCAATTTGTACTTTGTGTATATCACTTGTAGATACACCCAATGTTGTTGCTAAATCTTTAAATTTTTTCCCTAAAGCAGGATTAGGTGCCCAGCCTGTTGTAAAGCCACAATTAAAACAATTATAACTTATTCTTGCACCTGTAGTAATTAGTCCTCCTCTTTTCCTTTTATCACTACACATAGGACAGTCCATAGTGATCCAGCCACTAGGAGTTTTGCTTGTCCTAACAGGCAAATTATCTAAAAGGAGGCGATGTACCTTTTCTACAAGAAAGTCTATATCCATACGGATATTATAGCAGAAAAGTACAAAAAGTCAATTAGTTTCTAACCAGAATTTTATCTATGCTACCACTTGCTGGTGTGTGTAATATTCTTAACCAATTTGCATTCATTGTAAATGTTTTATGGTAAATGCTACTTGAAGCAGATAAAGTAATATTACTTTGTATGTCAAACCAATCAGTACTGGCATCATCATTATTAGGTGTATTTTCTATACAACTACCTTGTATTGTAATATTTCCTGTATATGCATTTGGATAAATTGCAATACTATGTAAAGCAGAACTGAAATTCCTATCCTGATTTCCAAAAAATGCACTTGTGGTAAATATATTTGCTGGATCTCCAGAGCCTGTATTTGCAACCTGTGTAAAACTATTTGCTAATTGTGTTTCAACTGGCTCTGCTTTTGCTTGAGCATCTATCTGTATTTGAAACTTTAGACCATTATTTTGATCTGCAAAAACAGGATACTCATTGCCGTCAGTTTTTACTCTTGTTACATATATCGTATATAAACCTTCATCAACGTCTTGTAAATCTCCTTCGTCTAAAATAAGTTTTACACATCCTACATCTCCAGTATCTTCCATTAATTTAGAAAATATTCTTCTTTTTGTTGTAGGATTTATTAATGTTGCTGATAATGTATCGCTAAAAACATTTTGTAATTTTCTATCTCTGTTTCTGATAGTAAATTTTATTTCGTTGTATATGCCTTTATGGGCAACTAATTTTCTATTATTCATTGGTCTATTATCCACGTAGATTCCATAGGCATCAACTACCAAGTCTAATTTATCTTCATAAAGATAAAGTCTGTGATCGCCATATGTCATATTTTTTTACTCTTAATAATATACTATTTATCGTTTGGCCGTATAAATACTTTTGTGGAGAAAGATAAATTAATTACAGAGACGTCTGAAAAATACCCTTTTTTAACAGGAATTACCTATGCAGGTCAAGAATATGTAGGTGTAGTTGTGAATCATGATAATACCATATTAACTTTTTATGACATAGAAAAAATGCCTTCTAATAAAGAAAGAAAACAATTTTTAGAATTAGGAGAAACTTGGTGGTGGGAGAGTAACAGGCAACTACCTATAGACATATTTTTACATTATGAAATGAAGCAATTTCATAATTGCTTAAGAACATTTGTAATGAAAGATATAGAAGTATTATTTGGACCAATGACTAGTTTACAGAATCTTTTAAGAAAAAGGATTAAACGGCGTGGTGTACAACTTGTTATAAAACCAAAAGACTAATCTAACAATTCACAAATTAAATTTAATTGTACTATAATTGCTAAAGCATAGCCATAACTATGACTTTTCTTAAAGAAGTAGGTATTATCATCAGGCTTTATCCAAACATCTGCTTTTATTTCTTCCCAAGTTTTACCTACTAAGTGCCTTTTACCAGGCCTAATAATTGCAAGTATTATTGCTAAATCCTCTAAACTTTTAGGAGGATATTTACTTAATATATCAAAATGATTACTTATATGAAATAATTGTTCAACAACTTCTTTATGTTTAAATAGTTCCCATACAGGCTCTGTTGCAATCAGTTTATCTAAATGTTGCTCGTCCCTTATGCCTTTGTATATATGATTGTTTAGGAAATCCACTTTAAACCAGCCTTCTTGTTCTGCTTGTTTATGATCTATTGTGCTGTAACCTTCTAGAGGAAACTTAGGAATGTTTTGAAAATAAACACCAGTATTGTGCTTATTAAACTTACCATCCTTTTCTATACTTGCAGGAGTAACATTGACTAACTTTAGAAAGTCATCTCTATTACCCATATCTATATCTACATCAAAATCTATTTTCATTTTTATTCATTTTATTTAATAAATTTTTTGCTTTTGCTGTAAAACTAAAATTACAACTTACACTATATCTATAACTTTTTCCTAAAACAGGAGCAGTATAATGGCTTAATTGAGAAGGGAAAATAAACATGTCTCCTTCTTCTGGCAATACTTCAATACAACTTTTACCAAAATCATTTTTTATAGAGTCAGCATATATAAAAAATAATTGTCCTTTCTGATTAGGTATTTGGTCTGTTGTAAAATATTCTGCATCTTCATCTAAATAAATTTTAGGGAAAATTACACAAACTAAATCTGCACTATGTCTATGATCATGTAAAACAGTATTTTCCATATGTATTTGTTTATTATACCATGCATCTGTCATTTCTAAAAAATTTGGTATTTGTTTAGATTCTACTGCTGACTTCCATAATCCTGCATCAACAAAATTTAGATAATCTTCCATGTAATCTGATAATGTTTTGCATAAATTTGTATTTTGTAAATACTCTGTTAAACTATTTTGCTCTCTAACATTTCCTAATAATTTATTATTATGTGGCTTATGTGCATCTAAACAATGGTTATAAAGTGTTTTACAATCTTGTTCAGATAGTTTTACTTTTGCAACTTTAGGACCAAAATAATCTACTACTTTCATTTTATTTTTTAAATTTTTTTTCGCCGGTTGTATAACCATCTTGTGGATCTATTTCTGCATCTGCATTCATAAATCTCATACGTTGTATAATATCCCAATTTATTCCTTCACTAGGCTTCCATACATTTGCTATACTTTCTATATCATTTAAATTAAATTGTTCTTTTTTATCATTACTCATATTCCTGCTACCTCACATGCTTGTTTAACTTCTGCAACTTCTTCTTTATTTTGTACAAATAATTTCATCCAAAAGTTTGCTTCTATAATATGCTGTATTATTATTACCTGTTCATCATTTAGTCTTGTAAGTAGTGAATCTCCTGTCTGGGACAAATAAATAAGCCAGGGAGATATTTTTGCACTTCTTATATCATGAATTGCTCTGGGAGTAGAAACTTCTTTAAAATACTCTTGCCATTGTGTATCATGTTCCTTTGCCCATGTGTCCAAGTATATAATATTTCTTTCTAAGGCTTTCATACCTGGTTCCTTTTTTACATAGGTTAATAAAAACTCATCATACAAACTGTCTTTACTCCAGTCTTTTAATTTTTTTCCTGTTTTAATTAACCATTCTGCAAATTTTTCAGGTTGTAAATATTCATTTGTAAGACAACTTCTACCAAATTTTACAAATCCTTCATAATATTTACTTTTTATAAACTCTTCCTGTGTTTTAGGATTTTTTGCAGTAGTATTCATTTCATAAAACATTTGAAACACTCTATATCCTAATCTTGTATGTGTTAAATCCTTATCCGCCCAACGTCTTTTCTTAATACACATATGAGCCGCAAGTGTTCGCTCACTCATAAAAGTTTTTTCACACCATTTGCAAGTGTTATTTTCCAAAGATGTCTTTAATTGTTTTGTCATCGTGTCCGTGTGATTGTGCAAATTCTATTAATTCTTCTTTTGTATTAATATCTATCATGTTGTTAATATCTTCTGCTTTCATATGTGGGAAAATATTACTAACAAACTCAAATATTTTATTTTTCTTTTTTCTACTATTAGGCGGTTTTAAATATGGATGAAATTGTATCTTGCCTACACCACATGCACTTAACAATAGCCATTGCAATTCAGGATGTTTGCTTACTTCACTAAACTGATAATTTACAAGTTCATTAGTCATGTATATGTAATTTGCGGCATCTCTACCTTGTACACTACTGCAATATCTCATCATCATCCAGGCACTAAAAGCCTTCTTTTGTTCATCACTTAAATTGTTATAAAAATTTCTATCTTTTTTATCGATAGCCGCCATTATTTCTTTAAGAGGTATTTGAGGTTTTTTAGGCATTATTCTCCTTCGAATTCAATAAGTGATTGTACATTAAATCCTGCATCTTCTATTATAGCACAACCTTTAAGATCAATCAAGTCTATTACGGCCAGAATTAATATATTTTCTCTAGGAACATGCCAACATTGACTAATCAATGTTGCTAAAGCCATTGCTGTTCCGCCTGTTGCAATTAAATCATCTATAATTACAATTTTGTCTTTACTATTAAGATTAGAATTTTGCTGTATATGTAAAGTTGCCTCGCCATACTCTAATTGATAATTTCTTTGATATGTAGGATTTGGCAACTTTCCAGGCTTTCTTGCAAGTATTAAAGGTAATTCCATATCTCTAGCAAGTGGGGAACCAAATAAAAATCCTCTGCTTTCTATTGCTACAATTTTACTTGCTTTAAAAAGCATACAATGAGCAGTTAATTCTATTAGTGTTTTGTTAAATGCTTCTGTATTTTCAAGTAAACTTGTTATATCTCTAAACTGTATTCCTTCTATAGGAAAATTTGGTACAGTTCTTATTGCGTCTTTTATATCTTTCATATTAATTTTTCATTTTTAAATTTAAAATTTCGTCCCATTCTGCATATTCGATTCCATGAAAATGATCTACAGGAAATTGTGGAGGTTCTATGTGTAACCATCTCCTTCTTTTGTAAACGGTTTTTAACCAAACCTTTTTACCACTAATAGTTTTCTTTGGTGTAAATACAAATGTTTTTTTCCATTTAGTATATCGCAAGTTGCCTTCACTGTTTATGTAATCACTTGCAACACCAAAATAATTTTTTCCCATCAATTGTGGATACCTCGTATATGCAGGATGACTAAAATTTGTATTTAGACTTTTTCCTTTTGTAATGTTTTTTGATGATGTCTTGTTGTTTCCATCTTCTGTAATTGTTTTCGCCATTCTCTCCTCCCCAACTTTTATTAAGTTTTAAATTGTGTGGAGTCCTTTTAATTAGTTTCTTTTCCCAATCTAATGCCTCTTCCATTGTAGGGAATGTTTGTACTACCCTACAGTCACAGTCATATTCTGCGTTTCTCATTTTTTTGTAAAGTAAACTTTTACCTTTTTGGCTTGCCTTTAAGTGTTCTGTAAGCCTAAGGTTAAAAGGCTTTGCAGTATATCCATAATACACAAAGCCATCTTTAAATTTTATTTCATATACTTTAAACATCGTCTATTACTTCTTCTAGTATGCCTAAAATTTCAGCAACTAAAAAAGAAATAGCCAATATTGTAATACTTTGTAACATTACTGCTACAATACAACCTGCAATTCTTACACCACTTTTAACTAAACTGATGTAGTAATGCATTTTTCCAGGATCTTTTGCTATCATGCATCTCCTTCTTTTACAAAAATACCATCTACCATACGACCCTTTCTATCTTTTATATCCATATATGCTACTGCTAAACATTCTTCCATAGTAATATTATTTCTTTTCATAATGTTTATCATTACTACTAGCATATCTCCAAGGTCATCTCTTATATCGTTGCCTTTACAAACATTGTCAGATAACTCTCCCATTTCCTGGATTAGTTTTAATACCTGATCTTTATCTGAAGCACCATCTATAAGATTTCTATCTACGTGCCATTGCTCAACTTTTTTTACAAGTTCTTCCATTACAATTTTCCTTCTTTTTTCATTTGTTTACGAATTTTAGTTGCACTAATTTTTTGTGTTTCTTTATCAAGAACTTCTTCTTCTATTTTATATCCTACGTCTCTGCCGTAAGTTATATTCATTATATTAGGAACAGGAAAACATCTAAATTTTCCTGCATGTTTGGCCAATGCAATCTCTATGTTCTCACATATCTTATCCACTTGCCAAGGATTATCATCAGTTAGTGGCATATCACGTACAAGTATAGCAACTTGTCCATGTTTTGCTAATGCTTTTTCAAACAATGCTTTATGTCCATCATGGAAAGGCTGAAATCTTCCTAACATTTGTGTTGTTGGTTGCTTTGGTTGAAACTCATGGTCCTTAATATCAACTGCTAATAATTTTGCCCATTCCTCACATTTTTCTTCTGTCCACCACTCCTCAGCAGTAATTCTTGCATTTATAAATGTTGTACCGTCAGGTTGCTCAAAAAGTTTATTTGTATCCTCAAATCTTCCTTCTTCTATAGTATCCATCCAGATAACATATTCAGGAACATGTTTTTCTCTTAGTTCATTTGTAGGGCAAACAAAATCTGCTATACCATAACGTTTTTTAGCAACACTTTTGCGAACATAATCTCGCATACGCAAGGCCTGACGTTCGCGACCCTCTTCAGAAAAGTCCCAATCGTTAAATGTTTCTCTTATTTTATCTGCATTGTGCCAGTCTGCATTTCCTAAAACTTCAACTAGTTTCTCTGCAATAGTAGATTTACCTGAACCAGGTAAACCAAAAATTAAAACTCTTTTCATCCTCTAAGTTCTCTCTCCTCTTCTACCATGTCATCATATTCTAACCAATATTCATCCATGTTTTCTTGTGAAAGTTCATCGCTATCATGCCATTTCATATTTAACCAGCCTACTTCTGCATCATAACCTTTTCCGGTTGTGTCATTGTAATCATAGTTTGCGTCAAGTTCTTGCTTATCATAGTAAACATTTTCAACCATTTCACATAAATTGGTTTCTATAATACTGTAACCTAGTTTAAATTCATCAAAATCTTCTCCATTGGTTTCTGCAAACCAACAAGCAAAACTTCCTTTTTCTGAACTATGGAAAAGTAACACTGGAACATATTTGTTTCCTTCTTCGTCCTCTTCATTAACTAATTCAGGTTCTTCATGACCAAAGTATCCGCCTTCTCTGCCATAAACACAGATGCCTTCTCCTTCATATACTTCATTATCATAATCCCAATCGTCAGAACCATCTGCAGGGACTTCATAGACAGTAAATCCGCCATCTGAATAAGGTGCGTTTAAATGTTCAATGTCATCATTTTCCCACATATTGAAGTCTTCACGTGGTAGTGGTGGAGCATCTGGATCTAACAATGCATCTTCTGGTTCATCATTAGTACCCCAACCATGTTGATCTGCTTCTAAGACAGCCTCTACTACATGATCTTGACTTTCTGCATAATGACTAGCAAATGCAGGAGAAACTTCTCCTAAAACAAGTTCGCCTCCATAATTACCGCCTTCTATTCTAAATCTTCTTTTTGCCATTTTTCCTCCTATAGCAAATCTGCTATATCTATATTTTTAATTTTTTTATAGTCTTTTACAAATAATGCACACTTAGGTTCTGGTTTGTCCTCTAAAGGTACCACTAGCATATGACCATTTTTTAATTTTGGAAAATACCATTTTACATCTTGATATACATTTGTAATTTGTATTTCTTCTGATCTTGGCATCCAACTGTGCATAGGATTTAATATAGGACTTAAAAATCCTCTATTATTTAAACTTGCTAAAGGTATTATTTCTAAATCTGCAAAGTCCTCATCACAAGTTAATATACTCCAATCCATTGGCATTTGTAAACTATACTCACCTATCTGCAAACAAATTGCAGGAGCATGAAAACTTTCTAAAAAGATTAATGGTAAAAAATAGTAATCTTGAAACTCCTCGTCGCCACCATCAAATACGCAATATCTAACATCTTCTATTTCATCTGGTACACAATCTATATCATATGTACTATTTTCTATTGTTAATATTTTCATAATTTTCCTTACTTATATTCTACTTTAGTCACTGTATGCCTAAAGTTCTGCTCTCTGTAAAATGCTTTTCTTTTTGTAAGATGCCTTTTGCTATATTTTAAATTACTAGTCAAGTCTACAACTTGAACATAGTCTTTGTCTTGTGCCTTTCTAATACCTCTACCAATACTTTGTATTACTCTCACAAAACTTTTTCCAGGCTCCAACATAATTAAATTAAATATTCTTGGTATGTTGATTCCAACTGCGGCAACTCCATAAGTTGCAACTATAACTTTATTATCCATTTCAGAAACATCATCATAGTTTTCTTGTCTGTCTGCTTGTTTCATTGAACCTGAAACAAACACCCAGTCTGAATTTTTTTCTGCTAACATCTCTCCAGTTTTTATTCTGTCTATTAAAACAAGTGTATTTCCATTTGCACTAAATCCATTTATTATTTGACTGATCTGATCTATTCTTTTAGGATCTGTAACTAACCATTTAAGTTCTTGAGCATAACTATTAAATTGTATCATACCATCTTGTAATTGTAAAACATTAATATCTAAGTCAGCAAGTACACCCATGTCTTGCAATTCTTTACTGCTTAAATTACCTACAACTGGACCTAAACTACAAAGGCACCCTATTGCTTCATGCTCGTCTTTTGGTATCGTTCCAGTTAATCCCCAACGTATTGGTACACCTTTAAACGGACCACTTAATAAATTTTTAAGTACTTCCGCTTTTGCTTTATGTACCTCATCTACCATTACACAAACAACTCCATCTAAAAATTCATCTATAGGGAAGTCTGCTTCATAGGTTTTACTTTTCTTTTCTAATACTGCTAAACTTTGCCAAGTACAAATTGTATGTGTTTTATCATACTCTTTTCTGTCTCCATATAAAACACCTACATCTAGTCCTAAATTTTTATAATCTTTTTCTGTTTGTACAACAAGATCTTTATTAGGCACAATAACTATTGTCCTGCCATATGCTTGACACTTATGGCTTAATACAGCAGTAACAAGAGTTTTACCTGCACCTGTGGCAACTTCCTGTAAGCATTGAGGATTATCTAAAAACTTGTTTACAATATCAACCTGATAATCTCTCAATATGATTGGATCTCCTTCTGCAGGATGTTTTTTAGGCCATACAACATGCTGATAACTATCTTTAGTAACATTTGTAAAACTAAAATCCCACTTCTTTCTGGCGTCTTTTACTTCTATTTCATATCCATCTTCTGTAACAATAGGCAGTAACCTATCTAATAAGTGGAAATAAGTCCTGCCTCCTATATCACAATATCTAATACAACCGTCCCATCTGCCTAATTTATAGGCAGGCATGTGATAAGCATACGGCAAAAAGTATTTGACGGCGTCAGAAATCTTACGTCTTGTTTTTACATCAAGACCTTGAAATCTGACGTTTACTTCGTCTCTAATTTCTAAAATACATTTTGCCATACTTTATTATACTACCAATTGTACTGTAATGTCAAGTTAATTTGTCTGCCTTGGTTGTTGTAGTATGGTAATACTTCAACTTCCTCGTCAGTAATGTTATCAATTGCAAAGTTAAGATTCATTCCATTAGTAAATCTTTTTGTAATATACACACTAAGTTTTGTAAGATCTTCTAGGAACTCTTGTCCTTCTGGAAGAAAGTCATAAGGTCCAGGTGCTCTATCAAACTGTCCTGAGTATTGTACTTTATAATTTACATCTTTAAACATCTGTTCCCATGTAATGACACCAACATACTCTGGTATTCTAGTTTGGTCTGTATCATTAACTTTTAGACTAATACTAAAAGGACCATATGTATTAGCAAATCTGATACCCTGTGTATCGTATGAACCTGAATTATTATATTTTGCATTATAATAAATGGTTTCATTCACTTGCTCAGTTAAAAGATTTCCATCTGCATCATATGTGGCAGGAGAAACTAATACTGTTTCTGAATATGATCCAGTATATTCTATTGCTTCTTCAAATTCGTATTTAAAAATACTGATAGCACCAAAACCTATTTCAAATCCAACTCCTTCCTCAGGAAGTAAGTCTGCATTTGGATCAACCCAACTGTCGCCATAAAGTTCATATAAGTTAGGTCTTCTGTAACTAGTTCCCACATTAAAAAAGAACTGATCTTTTGCAATACCAAATCTTAATGCATTTTGATCTTCGTTTCCGTACCTAATACCAAAGTTATATTCTAATGCAAACTTGGCATTTACACTTAAAAAGGCACCATAATTGTCCTGTTTTTGTTCCATGTATTGATCTTTGCTACCATCTACACCATAAGTAACATCTAATAAGTTAGATAGTTGTGCTGTATCGCTTATTCTAAAAAAGTCTCTGCTACTTTCATTTTGATATGTGCTAACACCTTCTGTAAAGTATTCTGCTTTGTCCTCTGCTCTACCAATTGTAAAGTATTCATTTCTAATACTTACAGTAAATCTTTCTCCGTCCTGTAAGCAGTCGTTACTCTGAGTCCAACTAGCAGTATAACAATTATCATAATCGTATGCATAATCTGTTGCACTTGCATATATTGTAAAGTCACCTGCGTCTGCTATAATTTTTGCACTAGTGTTTTCATAAGTATCTTCTTCTTCATTATCATTTCTAGCATTTTGCTTTACTGAAAAATCTGTAACTTGCATCCAGTTTGTAGGTGCTACTGACAAATATCTGTGTGATTGATTACCAACTCTGCCTGTGATACCTTTCTTTATGATATCTTTTATCAATACTGTTCCGCCTATACTTCCTGAGCCATACATAACACTATTGGCTCCGCTAATTACCTTAACATCTTCGCCTGATACAATATCATGTGCAAAGTCATACCAGCCTGAACCAGGTGTATTTTGGGGTATGCCATTTCTGTAAACTGCTGTATGTACAGATTGTGTGCCTCGCTCTCGGAATAGAACATTACCTCCATAGCCTCCTGCTATGTAACTAATACTAGGCATTATGCTACTAATTAATTTAGTGTCTGTTAATGCATCTGTTTCAGTTACTTTTACTTCTTGTGCAA